ATTACCGAAGTGATTCTCTTTTCCGGTGCAATGTGATCAACGCGATGCAAGTCGATTTGTTCCCACTGGTTTATAAATTCATCTTTTGTTGTGACCAAGCAAAAAACAAGTTCAAAGATTTCGCGATCGTATAGCATCAAGTACGCGCGACCTTGCCATTCATATTCGTTGTCATGCGCTTCGCCTGGCGTTGCCGGCCACGTTTCAAGATTCCAAGATGTTTTGACATCGATGACACGGTCATCAACCAGGATGTCACATTCGCCGGTCAAATATCCGTCCGCAATCCGAATTTCGTTCTTTTTATAGTTAGTGAACCGAACTGAATTCAACAAGTCAATTGAATCTTGTTCTTGATCCTTTCCCTTGTTGATATACTTGTTGTCAAGTTCAACCCGGTAGCCGAAATAATCTTGCTTTGCCACCTGGCGAATATACGTCTTCGCGCCTTGACTTAAATTCTCGCCTTTTGATTTCGGCGTTGTCATAAGTTTTCCCAATGACGAAGGATGCCATTTCATAATTGAATCGCTTTTAATTGTAAGTCCGTCAACGAATAAGTTGCTTGCAATTGTTCAACGGTGTATTGATTGTCACTAATTGCTTGCAATGCTTTTTCGAATCGGTCATTTGTGATTGCCGGTTTTACTTTTGGCGCTGCTGCTGCGGTTTGTCCGTCGTCGTCAATCGCTTGAAGTGACAATAAAGATTGAAGCGTTCCGCGACGAAAGTAAGTGACCGCCGAAAGTATCTTTTGCGGATCAGTAATCAACGGAAGGCGCATCCACGATTCAACCATTTCACCGGTTTCGATGTCAACGATTTGTGTCATGACAACATCGTCTTTGATTGGTTGCAACAAGACAAGACCGTTGTCCCAAAGAACCGGTTCAACCGTTTCCAAAAGCGCGTTGATGTCGGCATAACTCTTTTTGAAATGTGGATTCGTCGCGTTCTTCGCTACCTTTCCAATTAATTGTTTCGCGGAATGTAATCGCGCATAAATTCCAATCGGTTTGATTGGTTTTGCCGGTGCTTTGACTGGCGTTTGTTTTGCATCCATAGTTAAAAATTTAGTTTATTTTTACAAATATAATTAAAACTTTTGTATTAATGATAATTTAATCAAGATTTATTTCATTTTCTTGTAAAATTTCAAAGAACTTTTCGCGAATCCTTTCAACCATTTCAAATTGATTTTCTTTTAGTTCTTCGTATTTCCAAATACTTCTTAATTCGTCTTTAATTTCGGTTAATGCAAAAAACATTTTCATTGATTTTACTGCGTTGTCAAATTCAAATTGATCGTCTTGTAAATTGTATTCGATTATTGCTTTCATATTTTAGTTAATTATGGCGATTAATACTTAATTTTCATACTTTACGCGCATTTTACTTAATTTGCGTCGGTTTATAATTCGCCAAATGTCTTTTAAATTTTTAGTTTTGGCGAAGTATATCATTTTGATTCAAGACATGTGGCAATTTTTACCCCTTGTCCTTTATCGATTTGTCAAGACAAAATTTGTCAAACCATTCAAGGAATGAATCAAAATCTTTGGCGATGAAATACGTTCCGCCTGATCGTTCAATCATTGCTTGATAGTTCTTTTGCGCTTCGGATTGACGATCCTTTCCGATCTTGACTTCAATCTTTACCGAACGTCCATAAATCGTTGCCGAAATATCGGCGCTGCCAGGTGTTCCAGTTCCTTTCGTCCATTGTCCTTCGGTCATTGTTCCGTCGGTTCGTCGTGACCTTCGAAAGACACCCATTGTGTTGATTCGTTCCGCTTGGAATCCGTCGAAATTAAGAAAGTCACAAATACATTTCGTCAATCCGTTTGCGGTCTTGTCGGTGTACGCGGTTAATGGAATGATGTGTCCAGGAACGGACGGATATTTGTACGAAAGATATTTGAATTCAATCGCCTTCAATCTTGTTTTGGATTCTTTGTTCATGATAATTGACCATTTAAAACAATAAAAGTATCGCATCTATATTGAAAGCTTCCGTGAAATTCGCCTTTCAATCTTAATTGCCGAATCTTTTTAAATCTTTGCTTTGAAACATAACCTTTAATATACGCGGTTGAATGACTTGAATTTACATCAACAAATAAATAATAATCGCATTGTTGTTCGGAATTAAATAATGAAAGATTGCATTCGTATTCGTCCCTTGGCGGCGCGTTGTGTTCCATTGTTTTGACTTCAATCTTTGATCCGTCAATCAGCAAGTCAAAGTTTAAATCGCCTGAATGGATAACAATTTTATCGTGTGACTTGTAATAATCATAAGCGACAATTTCGCCAATCGCGCCAATCAAATTTCCTTCTCCTTCTTTGATTGAATTTTTCAATGTGTTAAACGAATACAATTTTTTTGCTCGTTCGATTTGTCCTGGTGTAATTTGTATTTTTATCATTTTTGTTTAGTTTACTTGTTTATTAATTTCGTCCCAAATATCGCCTTCATTTGTGACCGATTGATCATCAATCAATTCAAAGTATCGGCCGCCGTGATCGCGTTCTTTTCTTAAATCTAATTTTTTAAACTTTGCATATTCCGAAATCCATTTCAAATATCTTCGCGATTCAAGTTCTTTCCAACCGTTTGTTTCTTGTTGGAATAATTGTATTGACGCGTTGTTGTAATGGCGAACATTGGATTCAATGTGGCCGTCGTTCACGAAGTCAAAGAAATCTTTGCTTGTCGCCTGGATGAATCGTTTCGAATCGGCGTTAATTGATATCGATTGTTTCAATCCATACTTCAAGAACATTTGAAGATTCCGGATCATGTAATTGTCAAACTTCATCCAGTCATCAACCGACCAAGAATCAAACAACAAACGACCGTATAATTCAAGCGGTGATTTCTTCGCGTTAAAGTATTGAAAGAATTCCAATTCGTGGCGTCGTCGGTCGTGACTTGATCCAGCGCCGGAAATAACATAATTCGTTGTAATAATTATCTTCGGCGACCTTTCAAATGGAATAAAGATTTCATCTTTGTTTTTTCGGTTGACGGTTATTCCTTCGGATATCAAAGAAAACAATTGTTCAAAATCAAAATTCTTTTTTACGTCGTCGAATGCCAGGACTTGCGTGTCTAAATTAACGCGTTGATAAACGAAGTCACCTTTTGAATTGAAAGCTTTGCCGTCAATCTTTACAATCTTTCGAATATAAGACAAGGCCGTCAACATCAATGACTTTCCCGAACCGCCATTTGCGTTGTCGTTAATTTCTTGGTCATTAAAAATAATTGCCTTTTGATCGGTCTTGTCTTTGAACGTGTGCAACAAATATCCAAGCGTTGATTCAAGCGCCGTTATTCGTTCCGGATTTTCGGCCGATACCTTTGAAATCAAATCTTGAAAGTCATTTTTAAATTCATCAACTGGAATGAAGTCGCGGTTCAAAATTTGATTTTCCCAAATATATCCTTCGACATCAATATAAGATTGAAGAACGACCGAATTTTTGGTCACCTTTGCGACGCCATTACGAAACGGAATCAATGAAATATCTTTTGTATCTTGCAGCATCTTCAATCCAATCGAATCAATCATGTTTAAATGATTTTCATTGAATAAATAAGTTGACTTTGAACAATAATTCCAAACTTTTATTTCACCGCGTGACATCAAAAATTGAAGAACAAAGTCTTTTATTTGATCGGCCGATGAAAGACGAACTTTATTTTCTTGAACTCGAACGAATGTTGGTTTTTCTGCATTTTCCGGATAATATTTATTGAATCCATTCTTGACCAAAAATTCGGAATATTTCAACGGTTCAATTGTTATTGATTCACCGGTCTTTTTTTGTTCAATTATCCAAAAGATATCTTCGGAAGTTGAAAGATCCGTTTTGATATCGTCGATGACATCTTCATCAACGTTTAATTGCTTTTTAATGTCGCGCAAATTTACGCCTTGTTTCAATTTTAATTTTACCTTTTGAACCAAATCGACATTCTCAAAATACTTGATTCCTGGCGATGCTTTTTTGTACGCGCTTTTAATTGTCAATACCAATTCGGACAAAGTGAACGATTCGGATATAAAATTGGCCTTCAAATAATATTCGGCGGTGTCTTTCGAAATATTGTATTCGCAAAAGCATGCAGCCACCTTAAAAATATAAGCGTTTCGGCTGCCTTCAATAAATGAACAACCGAAATCAAACTTCATTATCCGGTCAATGATTTTATCTTCATCGGTCAAAATGCAAGTCGGCGCTTTTTCCGTGAAATCGAATCCTTTTTCTTGTTCGATGTCGGTGAATTCTTGACAAAATTCGTTAATGTAAGCTTGCGGATCAAATGATTCAAAACAAACACGCGAAACATTACAAGATGTCTTGTCAAAGTAGTCACTTTGTATGTACTTTTCGAACGATTGGAATCTTCGTTTATGTTCGTCCTTGGTTGATTTCGGAATCTTAATAACTACCTTTAATCCTTTTCCACCTGGCGAAGTGAATACCAAATAAACAAACGGACAATTTTGCAACCGTTGTCGTTCGGCATCCATTGTGACGGCATCCGGATAATCGTCAAAGTCCAAAACGCAAAGTCCGGAATGCTCAACAAGGCCGTTGTCGTTTCGTTCGTTGAATGTTCCGTTAAACATAATCGCCAAAAGTGAATTTTTCATCGTTCGATGTTCTTCGGAATTTTCATCCATTGCGCGAAGTCGCTCAATCTTTTTATTTAGATCGGAATATCCGTTTTTAATTCGTTCGTAAACATCAAGAATCGTCAAAGTGTACGGCGTTTCTTTGGAATTAAATAAACTTTTAAAGACGGAAAGTTTTGGAATTGTCATTTTTAGTCAATTAAAAAAAGCCAAAAACCTTTCGCGGATGCAGTCGCTACTCGGTTAATGGCCTTAAAAAATTTTTGTTGCTGCATCTATTTTGTAAAAGTAATATTATTTTTATATAAATCGTAATAAATTTCAAATATGTTTAAAACGTGACGATGTTGTTGATTTCGCGACGATAAATTGCGTATCGTCACGTTTATCGTCACGGCTTAAAATCAATGTGATATTGACTTTCCGACCGAGCGTGACGATGTGACGATAAATTTCAAAAAATTTGAGATAAAAAACCACTTTTTCATTTTTAATACAATCTCTCATTGTTTTGCTATCGTCACCGTCACGCTTTGACCTTGTTTTGTGACTGGCATTGACTTTCAACCAGTGACAATGGATGTTTGTATCGTCACGCATCGTCACGCGTGTAAATGTTTTGATTGATTCGGCGCTTAATTTTGCATAAATCTTGGAAGTTTTTTGCGTTTAGAACATCTTCAATCAAATTTCGTTTCTCAAAAAACAAAGTTTTGTCATTGAATTCCTGGAATAAATCTTTGGTATGCAACAAATAAAGTTCGTCTTTTTGTTTTTCGAAAATTTCCGCTTGTTTTATTCCATGCAAAATTGATGAATGATGAACCTCAAAAATTTCAACAATTTCGCGCAAATAAAATTTTTTCTTTCGTAAGTAACAATAAAAGAACCAGCGCCGATAAACTTTTTCGGGAATTTGATTTCTAATTTTTAATTGTTCGTCTTCAATAATTTGTTTAATTCTTTCAATCATTTTTATAAATTTAAGTTGTTAATAATTTTTTGCAATACTCTAACTACAATTGAATTACCGGCTTGTTTGTAAGCTTGCGAATCCGAAACCGGCCAGGTGAATGAATCCGGAAAGTCCATTAATCGAAAGCATTCTCGCGGTGTTAAACGGCGGATTTTGAAATTTTCTTGAATCACAAATTGATCCGTATTTCCACCGCCACCGGTAGCGGTGTGAATTGTGTTTGATTCATCTTTGATATGACGTGAAATTACTTTTCCTTTATTATCGCGACTATAAGAAAGAATTCCTTGATTACATCCGGTGTCCAATGTTTGCGCAACCTGGTCACCAACTCGACCGCGTCTTGTTTTGGAATTCATTTGACTAAAATTGATTGAATCGCCTTCGGTTGCAATTTCGAATCCGGTTGATGTTGCCGATTTGACTTTGATTAAATCATCTTTCCCACCGCCACCAACTTTCAACGCGTCCATTATTTTAATTTCGTTGACATCTCTAAATTTAGCTGAAAAACCCCTTTCATTTTCTTTTTGTCGTTCATTGTAAACAAGCAAATTTTCAATTGTTTTTTCACTCAAAAAATACTTTTCTAAATTACTTTGAACTTTAATATATTGGCCGTCAAAAGGAATCTTATAATAACCTGCAACAATACATTTTGATATATTTGAAACTTCTTTAATCAACAAATCTTTATTGGCTTGTGATTTCAAACATTTTTGTATTGCCAAATCCGATAAATAAAATTTTTCAAAAACTTCTTTTTCAAGAACATCTTTCAATCTTTTGGTCAAATGTTCTTCGACTGGAAAACGAAAATTGTTGTCTTGATCGTCACGAATACCAATTAAAAAAACTCGTTCGCGATTTTGTGGAATTCCGTGTTCTTTCGCATTCAAAACTTTCCAATACAAATGATAAGGAACGGAATCTTCGTAAGGAAACAAAACTGGATTTCCGTTCACGGATTTTCCGCCAAGCATTGCAACCCATTCCGAAAACGTTTTTCCGTTGTCATCGGACAAAAGTCCCTTGACATTCTCAAAAATAAAATATCTTGGTTTGTTAACCTGGATGAATTCGTGCGAATTAAAAAACAAAACGCCGCGCTTGTCATCTTTACCAAGTCGTTTTCCAGCCAATGAAAAGGATTGACAAGGCGGCGAAGTCATATAAATATCCAAAGATTCGGAAGGAATTTCACGTTCATAAACGTCTTTTGGATAGTATTCCGGTTCGCCGTAATTGTGAATAAATGTTTCCCTTGCGTACTTGTCCCAGTCGCAAGCGTAAATTGTTTGATAATCAATTTTTAATCTTTTGAGCGCTTGATCGAATGCGCCAACTCCGGAAAAGTCCGAACCAACTTTAATTTTTTTCATAGCGTTTCAACTTTAAGAATTAGTTTTGGCCACATTGACATTAATTGCATCGCGTGTTCCTTGTCATAAGCTTCCAGGATTCGGATTCCGATTCGTTTCTTTCCGCTTTCAAAATAGTTAAATGTAACTTTATATCTTTTCATCTTCAAAAGTTTTATTATTGTTAAAATCTTGATGTTCCAAATAGTCCAGGTAAAGTTTAATGTTGAAGCTTCCACCTTTGTCACCTTCGCACGATTGATCGCGCCACCAATTCATTTTGCGTTTCAATGAAAAGGTTGTCGGTGTGAATTCGTTTTCTTGTTGTTTGATTGCTTTTTCCATTTTTTTAGTTTTTAGTTTTCATCAAAATAATCGTCGTCAAGTTCTCGACTTTCCAACCATTCCCCCAATCCATAACCGTTCACATCTTGAAGGACAATGTCTTCAATGGCGGATTTCACTTCGCGCATTTCTTCTTTGCTCGGAAAGTATGGATGACAAATTCCGTTGATCCATTGTTGACAATCTTCGGCGTAAACTTCAATTTTTCCTTCGCCGTCTTCTTGGTTATAATGTGAGAATTCCCAGGTAAAATTCAAATAAAATTCAATCTTGTCAATTTCATAAGATAATGAAAGATTGTTTTGGTCGATGAATTCAAGTTCTTCAAGATTCATTTTCTTCGTTTTAAAGGTTAGACAAATAGCAAAATGTATAAATAGCCACCCAAAACAAAACAAATACAATGGACGTGTTTAAAATGTCTTTGTGTTGATCGGTTAATGGTGTGAAATAATAAATTAGATTGTTTAGTTTCTCTTTCATGATTTAGTTTTTAAAAATATTAAATGCGTTTACAACTTCTTTTAAATCTTCATCCTTTATAAATGTCGTCATTGTTTGAATGATAATGTGAAGTTGATAAGTTGTCAAGGAATTTTCCTCTTGTTGCTTTTCTAAAAAGTCAAGTGTTGCGATGAATTCTTTCATTTGTTTAGTCGTTTAGTTTTAGAAATTTTTCGTAATCAGAAAGTAATTTTATTAAAGTTGTTGTTTGTGATTCATTAAATGTCTTACTTAATGTATTAATAAATTTTTCAGCGTTTTTTTGTCTTATTAATTTTTCAAATG